TAGATGAATCTTTAGATAAAGTAAACTGCGCAGAGAAATACTTATGCGGAGGAAATCATGATGAGTGGTGTAATATGTTTGTTAATGAACACCCTTATTTACCTCAATATAATTTTCATACAGCAGTTGATTTAAAAGGTAGGGGTTATGATTATTATCCTGCTGATTTAGAACCTAAAAAATGGTTAAAGATTGGTAAACTACATTATTATCACGGACATCATAAATCAGGTATGCATCATGCAAAAGCACATTTACAATTAGGTGCTAATGTAATGTATGGACACCATCATGGATTACAGCAAGCTTCTGTAACTCATATAGATGGTCCTAAGTCTGCTTGGAGTATGGGGTGTTTAAAGGATATGAGTCCTGAGAAGAATAAATGGTTAGGTGGTAGAGCTATTAATTGGGCACATGCTTTCGCAGTAGTTGATTACTTTAGAGGAGGTTTATTTACTGTACATGTTGTACAAATAATAAATGGCAAAACCTCGTTATGGGGGGAGCTTATAAATGGGAACTAGACTAGATGGAAAACGAACTAAAAGATTTAATAGGCCAATACAGTTGGTTGTTTGTAGCTGGTGGTGCAGTGCTTTTATTTCGTTCAGCAATAGAGGGTGTAGTTGAAGGGTTAAAGGTATTTCTTGGTAATGACCTTAATACAGATGATGTTATTACTTTAGATGAAAGACCTGCTAGAGTTGTAAGAGTAGGTATATTTAAGACGATATTCTTTGTTTATAACATTGGATGTGTAAAAGGAAAGCCTTACGTTAAAGGCGGCAGTAAAATGGCAATACAAAATGATAAGCTAAAAGACCATAGCATAGAGAAACCACTACCCATGTTAGATTTAACTAAATGGGAAGCAGAATGTGAAAAGGACGAAAATGATTGATACAACTATAAATATAGCTAATGTAGTAACTATTGTGACTGTAGCAGGTACTCTATTTTTTACCACTGGTAGTTATAGCCATAAGATAGATACTGTTAAAAATGACCAAGATAAAGTAGTTAAAAGAGTTGCTAAAAATGAGCAAGATATAAATGATTTAAAGGTAACTACTGCTAAAATAGAAACTAAAATAGATGAACGATTTGATAGAATCGAAGATATACTAATGGATAAATAATGATAGTTCCTAAAATGCTAATTAATCATGTCGCAACAGCTTTAACTAAACATTTTAAGCTAGACAAAATAATGTCTTATGTATTTGATAAAAACGAATTAGATACAAAAGTAGAAAAATTAGAAAAAAGAATAAATATAATAGAAAACTTTAAATGTAATTATAAGAAGGAGGAAAACAATGGCTAGGTCCTATGGAACGGGAACTCTAACCTTGACAGTAACAGAATCTATAACTTTAAATAGTAAAGATGAGGGACAAACTCATACACATACTATTGCTAGTGTTAATGACATCTACAGAAGAACTGAAACAGTATTACATACTGCAGAGACTCATTTAGTAGCATTCGGTTCAGCAGCAGGATTAGGAACATTCCCTGAAGGAGATGTAAAATATATAAGATTAAGTAATCTTGACAATACAAATCATTGTGTTGTTACGTTTACTAATGAGGATAGTAACGAATTTTCTGTAAAAATTGACAAAGGACAATCTTTTATCATGTGTCCAGATTTAACAGATGGAGTAGTTAATATATTTGATGCTAATGATAAATTGATGACAACTTTTACTGATGCTACCTGCGACTATAATAATGACCCTACTGTAGCTTGTGATGCAAGTTCACAGATAGCAATAGGTCAAAAAGTCTCAGGAACAGGTATACCTGCTACTGCTTATGTAAAATCTGTAAATACTCCTGGAGCTGTAACATCTTTTGAATTAGGAGATAATCCTTTAGGAGGTGGAACTGATGTAAGTACTACAGGAGGTAGTGTAACAAATGGTACACTTACATTTACACAGACTTCAGGCCCATTAGCAGATTTAACTAGCATTAAAGCTATAGCAGATGGTGCTTCTGTTGATTTAGAAATTTATATAGCAATGACTTAATATGCCTGTAGAAGTTAGCGAAATAACAAAATTTGCTAGAGGTATTGTAAGTTCAGCTTCAGAAACTGATATAAATAGTGATTTTGCTACTTTTTCTTTAAATGTAGACTCAGATGTTGAAAGAGGTGCATTAAGAGGTATTAAAGGTAACTATATATTAGGCGCTGGTGGTTGGGAAATACCTAGATATGCTAAATGGCTTATTAAAATAAATGCAACTGAATTACATCAATTAGTTGGTAGTGCTTCTAATGAATATACTGTTACAGGAGCTTCTTATAATAACAGTATTTCAATAACACATTCAGCTGATTTAGATGTGCATGTAGGAGATTTGGTAACTGGAACTAATATTCCAGCAAACGCTTATGTAACACAAGTTGCAAGTTCTACTAAATTCCTGATAAATGAAGTTACTACAGGTGGAAGCACAAGTGGCCAAACTCTTAATTTTAGACCTATGTGTAAATGGTGGATATTAAATGGGTTTGATGAAAGTTTTGCTATAGGTTTTAGAGATGGTTCTAATAGATACCAACATCAAGCTGATTTAGATAAAATAACTGAATTAAATTTAAATAAAGTAGAAGTTAATTTAGCTGGTATAACATCTACTGGAGATACTTTTCGAAATGAAGTAGCTGATAAAATAAAAGAATCCCTTGAAGGTAGTAGTTTTCAAACAAATCAATATCTAACTGATGTAACAGGTGAAACTAAATACTTTACTGCAAATATACCAGCATCCTCTTCTACTACACACGGACAGATTTCTATAAAAAGTAACTTTTATGGAGATATAAAAAATCCTGATTATGCTAGTTCATTTAGAGCTCATACTTATTGTGAAGCAGCTGGTTCTAGAAGTTACATTTATTTTAATGATTCTGATTTATATCCTTCTAATTGGCAAAAGTTTATAAAAGGAACAGGTTTTACAAGCAGTTCTACAGAAACTTTAACAGGGCAATATAACTTTACTTTTTTAAAGCCAATGAATATACTTGGAGAATCTCATATATTTGGAGTTACAAAAGAAGCAAAAGCTATTTTAATTAGAAGTGTAGGCAGCGAAGATAGTTCTATAGAAGTGTTATCCTCTTCTGTAATTGAAAGTAAAGATATTACTGCAGAACAAAGAAATAAAAATTTATATATTGGTATGGGAGGAAATACAGGCTCTTATGGATATTGGTTAGGCAATATAAAAAGAAAACAATTAGATAAAACCTTAGAAGGTAATTATTTTGTAAAAAATAAGTTACCAGGTTTAGGTTCTGAATTTGGAGCTTTAAAATTTGATAACATTGTAGTTCATAATTTACATTACGGGTTAAACAGTACTAATGGAGGAATAGCAGGAGCTGCTAATATTTATGGAGATACTTCAGGGGCTGATACTGGTTATACTATATCAAATTCAGATGGGCATAGAACAATAAATAATTGGGCTAAAACATGTTTAACAAATGCGGGAGTTACAGTTTCTGACCAAACTGCATTTAAAGTTGGTATGATTTTTAGACTTGATTATGAATCCAATAAAATAGTTAAGTTATATTCTAATGACCATATTTCAAATACAGGTGGGGCAGCTGAAGCAACTGAATTTACAAGAGTGTATGATTATTTAAAAAGTGTAAAAGAATTTGCGAAAGGTAAATTTACAGGAGACGGTTATTATGGAGAAACTGATAATACAGATAATACAGGTAATGATGCTGAAAATCTACATTCAGGAGATTTATTTCAGATAACTTATGTTCCGTCATCTTGGAGTGAATCTGCAGCTGCAAATAGTAATGGAACAATAAAATTTGCTTATGCTGGAGTATTAATCGGTGACTATAAAGATGATAATAATGGTGATAATAATACTGTAGCTAAACATGATTCTGAAGAATGTTATTTAGGTATGGCTCCGCATTCTTGGGCACATTTCAATGATGATAAATTTCTTTACAGAATACGTACAACTTCAAAAAGTGATACACATTTAACAGAAAATATTGCTACTATGTATGATTCTGAAGGTACTCTTCTTAGCTCATCAGGGAAAAGAACTGAATTTATTGATTTAGCAGAAGAGTTAGGTGTTCCTGATTTTAAAATATCAACCATAGCAGAAGCTAAAAGTATGGATGGAGCAGGCGGTTATGGTGGAGATACAGGCTTAATTGCAGATAGAGCTAAAAATTATTATACTGGTTATGGTAAATTATGGATAGCTAATAGAGATGAACACGATAAGTTATATTTAGTTGATTTTACTAATTGGGATAAAATTGATTCATCTAGTCCAAGATTAAGTTACTTTACTGTTAATTTAGATTTTTCAAGAATACACCCTCATTTATTAAATACTATCGATGATACTTACCCAGGAGGAGTTTCTGAATATGGAAAAGGGCTATTAAATTTACATACAAATAACGGCCAACGTACACATGATTGGAATAATTTTTTTGTAAACTACGCGCCTACATGGACACCTAATCCTGAAGGTCAATTTATATCAAGTATATGTGAAACATATTCTCATCAAGCTCACTTAGGAGATGGTGCTGCAGATGGTAATGGTACAGGAAAATGGAGAGTATGGGTAGAATATTCAAAAGATGAACAAGTTCCTCACTCTAGATGGGACTTATTTTTATTTAATTTTAGACCTCAACCTTGGGAACAATTTACTGGTTCTGTAGATAGCCAAACAGGTTTAGGTCCGAATAATAATACTGCGTATATGTTTGATAAAACCCCTCCTTACCAAGAATGTACTTATGCTAATTTTAATGAACAAGAAGGTGGTGATAGCAGACATAGAATATATTATCCTTATTTAAAATTTTATGTAAACGCAGATACTATGAGTTCTAGTAGAGGTAGTAAACTAAATGGTGGAAGTTCTGCTAAAGGTTGGAATGGTATAGGCTGGACTACTGATGGTGGTATTCAACAGCATAAAGGAAATCACGGTACTGGAGCTAATCATTTAAATTTTAGAAACCCTTCTGGAGAATATCAACAATGGAAACATATTTATGCAGGTAGTTATGACTGGGATAATACTCCTGCTTATTTTCTTGATACAGGTACTGATATAGGATGGACTGATGAAAATCCTAGACAATGGTCTTCATATAGACATTGTTTAAAACCTTATCATAAACAATGGTATTTTACAGGACATGCTAATAAAAATAAGGCTATAGAATTTCCTAGTCCATCTGCTTCAGTTGATTCGTATAATCCAACAGCTCATATTGTATCTACATTTGGTACTTTAACTGGTTCTTTTGTAAAAGAAGGTGGAACTTTTAGAAATAGAGTAACAAGTGATGGATGGGGTTCTGATGATGCTTGTTGGTATGGATATAGAGATGGCACTTTAGAAGAGTATAATGAAGATATAAGTATGTTTACTATGCACGATTCTCCTGTTGCTTTTGCTAGTATAAATACAGGAGGCGCTAATAAAGAGGCTTTATTTACGGGTTCAGAAGTACAAGGCGCTCCTTCAACTTATTCAGCAGAAGCTGACACACAAAATAATGTAGACGATGCAGGAACATATCCTAATGCTAACTATTATGCAACTGAAAACGGTACTGCTAGTGCTAGTGGAGCTTATTTAAATGATACAGAAGCTGGGTTTAAAGGGCATTTAAAAACAAATGGAAATTACAATTTAACAACTGTTCCAGCTACAGAAGGATTTAGTAAGTTTAACCAATTTAGATACCACCACAATCACAATGGTACATATCAATTATATGATGATACCCCTGATAATAGTAATATTAATAGGCCAGGTTGGGGACACCATGATAAAGGGGGTGGATATTATGGTCAAGATAGTTTTGGTCATTATAATATGATTACAACTACTTGGGCTAATAATAGAGAACATATAAGATATAACAGAAATCAAGAAATATATGGAGATTCCCCAGAAGGACATTATAGAGTATTTAATGGAGGTTGGGATGAATATGAGCTAATAGAAAGAAACAATAATTCACATGGTTCGATAAATGGGCAATTACACTGGTATACTGATGCAAATAATACTTCAGATAATATGAAAAAAACAAGATTTGGAACAGGTTATGCTACGTATGCTGCAGGAGACAAAGCGGAAGCTCCTAATCAAGGTGGGAATGACCCTGATTATTATCATACAGGTGAGTATGCTGATATTGGAGGAACTGAGTCAGTTTTTAGTGATTGGAATAGTATTGCAACAATAGGTAGTAAGTTTGATAATAGAAGAACTGTTATGTGTTGGGGAACAACATGTTTAACAGATGCTACAATGCATAAAGATGTTATAAAATACGATACTATAAGAGGGAAAGCAAATGAGGGTAAAGTATACAAATCACCTAGATGTGTTTTTAGAAAATTAAGCTTTCCAGAAGGTGTAGATTTTCATTCTATTACAGCTGTAGATAAAATAGATTGGCAAGAAGGAAGTCCAGATTCTTCAACAGGTCAAATTATAAACGGGTTTTTAGTTCAAGGACCTTTATCTCAATCGCCTGATTCTGACCAAGATAGTCTAGGTACTGGATTTGTTGTGTACAATCCTAAAGCTGCTGAACGTGAAGTTATTAAAGAGGGTTATGGAAAAAGCGTTTCAGGCAATAATTGGCATAGAAATGTAAGTAAAGGTTATGCTAATTTTTCAACTAGCGAAATGTCCCCATTAAAAAAACAAGCTTATATTTATAGTACTACTTTTAAAGATGTAGGTGTTTGTTATTCTAATGATTACTTATACGCTAAAAATTTAATACCAACTCTTTCAGACAGGCCAACATCTGGTTATCATGGAGGAGCTACTTGGGCAGAGAGAAAGTGGGACAAAGTAAGTTGGTATACAGGTGATGATGTTACACAAGATAGTGAATTTAGTACATTATGGGATTTTTATACACCTATTTTAGTTGGTAATGGACAATTTAGTACTAAAGATATGATAGCTACTTGGTATAGAGGTAATATGAAAGAGAATCCTAATACAACTGATAATATGGGCTCTTTCCCTTATTATAGATTTGATAAATTATTTAATTTTTGGGCGCTAGATTCTGAAGCTATGAATTTATCATCTTCTAACTCTTCTCCTGTTGGGTTTGATAATTGTATACAAACTTTAGTTTCTGATAAACGTCCTACAGAAACATTTGGTAGTACAGCAGGTTCTTCTTGGAAAGAAAGTACTCATTGGGATGGCCAATATCCAGATACTATACCAGTAAGTTCTGTATCATCAGGAAATCATATCAAAACTGAAAGACAAGAATTTTTAGAAAAAGTAAGTGAAGAAGTAACTAGTGATAATAATTATGTAAGATTTACTGCGGGTTCAACAGTTTGGTATAAGTTTAGTTATTTATATGACGGCTTCCAAGAAAGCACATTAAATGATATGGCTTATCCTTTTGATATAATTGATAATTGTAAATTTTTAAGATTAAAACTTGCTCTTCCAACAGCTAGTAAATTAAATATAAATCCTAGAGTTACTCATATAAATGTATACAGGAAAAATCAAGTCGATGAACTTTATAGGCTAGTAAAAAGCATAAACTTAGACTTAAAAGAATCTAAGTTTGAAAGAATAGAAGAAGACTTTATTCATCAATTTAATGATGACGGAGTTAGTGCTTCTTTTGAAGCTTTAAATGGAATATCTGAGTCTCTTTCTGATTTAACTCCAAATTATAGACTATCTTGTCAATTAAATGATTTCTTATTTATAGGAGGAGTTTCGCATCCTCAAATAGAAGAAGGAGAACATTTTTTATTAAGGTCAAAACAAGGTAAATTCTCTGTTTTTGATTGGTCTAATGACTTTTTAGACTTACCTACTAAACCTGTTGCAATAACTGCTTTTGCAGGTAGGGTATATGTGTTTGATGAAAACAATATCCATGTAATTAATCCAGAAGGTATGTATATAGAAGATTCTGTAGAAGGTGTTGGGGTATTAAATAGCGACTCTCTTATTGTTACGGATGTAGGAATGTTTTTTGCAGATAGAAATAATATATGGGTTCATGATGGGCAATCTGCTAATGCTATTGGAGACCCTATTTTAAGAAGTCAAACTAAACCTGAATGGCAGATAGGTTATTTAGATGCTATAAATAAAGCCGAAGAATTAGGTTTTACGCCAAAATTAACATACGACCCTATAACTAAGTGTATTTATGTTTTATTACAAGGATATAGTGAATCTTTTGATAATTATGAAGAACAAAAATCTAGACTGTATTCATTTAATATACCTGCTAAAAGATGGGATTATTATGAATCTCCTGTAACAAAGTCTGTTGTAGTAAATTCTAAAGGTAATGTAATCATGACTGATGGTTACCAAATATATAATTATAGAAGAGATAAAAGAAATAGAAAAGACTTTTCATGGGAAAGTAAGCATATGGTTATGGGAAGCTCTAATGTAGACAAAGTTTTTAAAAGACTAAATATATCAGGAGAGCTGTGTTTGCAAAGATTTAACAATGCAAAACAATTAGCTACTACAGATGGAAGAGCAGATGATTTTGGAAATGATGAATGGGATGTTTCAGATAATACAGATTGGCAATACGCAGAAGATGGGCATGTATTAGAAGTTTCTCCTGCAAGTGAACAAGATGATTTAAAGGTGTATATAGATGGAGAATTGAAAACATTAGAAATACAAAATAGAAAACCTTATATAGGGCACCCTTTAGCAAATGATTCAACTAAAAAAATATACAAAGTAAATGTCCATTTACCTGCGTTTAACACATCTAATAATGGCTTAACAGATATTGATGATACTACAGGTATTGTAGATTCATTTTCTATAAATCCAGATAGTATGCCAGAATTTTTATCTTGGCCTAATAGCCAATTTAAGGAAACTACAAAACAAGGCGGATTAGAAGAGCTTATACATTTACATAAAGGAATGTATTTATATTTTGAAGGAACAAGAGCTAACGGAAGAAAAGCGGAAGAAATTGTAAGAGTTAAAGACATTGTTTATAAGTGGGAAAAAAATGAAAATGGAATAAATGAAATATTACCATTTAGTAGTTATCCTGTAATGGTTCAATGTTGGAGAGGTTTATTAGGAACAGTAGCTCAAGATTGGTATCAAATAGCAACTGAAGCTACTGATGTAGACCCTGCTTTTTCTAATGGAGACAATATAATGCCTATTAGAATTTGTAATCCAACACTTAAATTACCTAGTGGCTCTAAAGGTAGAGATATAAAAATAGTATTTCAAAATCAGAAGTCATTTATTGATTCATTTAGTATATCTTATAGGAAAAAAGGTAGAAAATAATGCCTATTTTCAGTAAAAAACTAAAAAGAAAATTCAGAACTTTAAAAGCTGGTGTAAAGAAAAAAGGAATAAAAGGAACAGATGTGTTGTATGGTGGGGCTGCTATAAGGATTGCAGAAAAAACTATAGAACAAAGACATATAGACTCTACTGTTGAAGGTATTGAAGAAATTAGAAACTCAATGATAGCTCCTGAAGCTATAGGAACTAGTGATTCTGATGGCCATGAAGGTGATATAAAAGTTAGCAAAATAGCTAAAAATAAGTATGCTTTTTTAATAAAGGGTGAAGATGGTTGGCATAGAGATACAAATGCTTCATTTAGCCATATAAATTCACTTCCTGACCCTGATGGTCAGTTACAAATTATGATGCAAAATGGAGGTTTAATAGACAATCAATTTAGAGGTATATCAAGAGTTGTATGGGATTTAGACAGCTCTAGTTTATCCACTACTACAGCTACTCCTAAATTAGATATAAAAGGTAATTTTGATTTAATTTCTAAAGGAAATATGGAGATAAAATCAGGAAGCGCAGCTTCACCTAAGAATATTAAAATAGACCCTTATGGTAGTACTGAAATAGCATCTACATTAAAAGTATCTTCAATAGCTTCTATGAGTTCCACTCCAAGTAGATTTGTTGTAACAAATACTTCAGGAGATATACAATACACAGATAAAGAAGGTATTCTAACTGCTTTAGGTGTTAATGCTTCTGATACTTTATGGGTAGAATACCCTTTTATAGTAACAAATGGGGTAACAGCTAGACCATATTACAGAGATGTAGATGATTTGTATGGAGACTTTAGAAAATGGGATGATTACGATGCAAGTCCTACTTCTATAAGTAGAGGGGATGTTGCAGGACATTATGTAGTTCCTGAAAATTGCACATTAAAGCACATGAGAGCAGTAGTAACAAATACTACATCAGGTGGTGATATTATTATAGCAATATATCATGGTACTCCAACTCTTGATAGCAGCGGAGCAACAACTTTAGCATTAGCAGGTTCTGAGGAAACAGTAACTATAAATACAAGTTCTTATAATTATGCTAAAGCAGTAGACTATGACGTAGACTTAGATGCAGGTGATATAATTGTACCAATGGTAGAACACAATGAAGTTGCAAATCAAACGTTTAGAGGAAATTTAACTTTAAAGTTTATAACCAGGTAAAAAAAGGTTGGAAAATAATTAAATATTTATTATATTAAAATGATGAATTATATTCAAAAAGGAGTCAAATGAATATACCTAATCCTAATATGGGAAGGTTTGGAGATACTTTTGTAAGGCCTGTTGATGGAGAAATGTCTCATGTTAACGCTACAGAAGCTCAAATGATTGATAATTTAGGCCCTCTTGGTCAATTTATGACTAAACAAATGGGAGCTGGTACTAGAAATCCACAAACAGGAGCAAAAGAATATTTTCCTTGGATGCTAGCTGCACAAGCAGTTGGTACTGGGTTAAAAGCTTATGGCGCTTATAAGAATGCTCAAAATATAAAAAACCAGGATACAATGGGTAATTATAAAGACTCTATAGCCCATACACAAAAATTACAAGGTATAGCTGATGGTTTAATGGACCCAGGTTCTACTATTAATATGAGACAATCTCAAGATATAAAAGAAAAAGGTATGGACCAGTTAGCAATGTCTAATATGTTAAATAATAGAAATGCAGCTCAAGGTGGAGCAAGTAATTATAGCGGTATTTTAAATCAGCAAAATCAAGCTAATTTAGATAGACAACAGCAAATGAATTTAAATGCTATTCAAAATCAGCAAAATCAAAACTATAATAGAGGACTTCAAATGCAAGGTAATTTAACTAGTAATTACCAAAATATGGATAGTATTAGGCATCAAGACCAAATAAACAAAATGTCTGCTGATAATGCTATGAGAGGCGCTGTAACTGGTGGATTGGGTACAGCATTAGGAGCTTTAGGAATGGCAGGTTCACAATCATTTATGCCAGGAGATGTAACAACTGATACATTTTCAAATGTACAGAATCAAATGGCTGCAGATGGAAATCAATTTGCTAATTTAATGATTGGAGACCCTAATGCTCAAGTTATAAATCAAGCTATGCCTGGACAAGATAGTGGTTTTTGGAGTAATTTATGGAACAATGTATCAGGATTATGGGGGTAGATAATGGCTCAAAATATAGACTATAATCCTTTATATGCTTCAATAGCTGCCTCATCTCAAAATGCAGGTAATGCTGCTTTTGACGCTGGATATTTAATTCCAGAAATAATTAGAGAAAGTAAGAATATTTTAGGTAAAGCAAAAGATTCTATTGGCAATTATGCTAAAGATAAAAAAAGTAAAAAGAAAGAGAGTACACAAATGGCACAAGGTGATTGGTTCCCTGGTAAACATTTGGCTGGCGCTTTAGGTGGTTTAGGCGGAAAAGCTATGAATTTAGGCCAGTCTATAAAAGACAGAGGAAACCCTTTTACAAATCAAACAGGCTTATTTCAAGGCGGACAACAAGGAAGACCTATGGGTCGATTTAGAGATGCTATGGAAGGCGCCTATCAGGCTCAAAGGCCTGGTCAACCTGGTTTTGATAGCATGAGTTTTTCAGACGCATTTAGAGCTGCAAGAGACCAAGGTTTAGGAGAATTTAATTGGCAAGGAAAACCTTACCATACACAAACTAAAGAAGAAATGGGTGGACCAGGTGGACAACTTGGACCAGCTGGAGCAGGTGGAACAAAAGCACTTCCACAACGTTCACCATTTGCATATAATCCAATGATGCCAATGATGGGCCCAATAGGTGGATTATTAGGACCACTTGTAGGAGCTGCTGATGATTATATGAGTCAACCTCCTGAAGAGCCTAATAGAAGCGCATGGCACTATGGAGATGATAGCAAATCAGGATGGCAGAATTTTAAAGATAATTGGTGGCAAGCATGGGGCTACGATAGCTAATAATGGCATTTGAACAAGGACAACAAAAGTGGGATAAGTTTTTTGCTGAAAGAAATGCAAACTATAATAACCTTTATTGGCAAGAAAAAATAGATGATGTTAAAGGTAATATAGGAAGTTTCGATTTAGAAAATAAAACTATAACAGGACCTCAGAATAAGCTTTTAGATGCATCTACGATGTGGAACCAATATCTAAAAGCTGCTCAATCAAGAGGAGTTAAACCTGATTATACCACTTGGAAACAAAACTATAACCTACTTGTTAAACAAGATAATCAACAGTTCTTAAATACTCTAGATTCAGCAATGGCTTCAGGAATGAAAATAAAAGACATTCAAAAAGCTATAGTAAATGATGTTAGCATGAAAGATAGGTTAATGAATGTTATAACTCAAGCTGAAGATTTAGAATCAAAACAAAGGGCTGCTGCTTATTTAAAAAAGCCAAAGAAAACAATATTTGAAAAAATGTTAGATAATCCTTTAACTACTGCTGCTGGAGGTTATGGTGCATACAAAGCGGCACAAAAGTTTATGCCTAATTATACACCGTGGGATGGTGGAAAAGGTGGAAAAGGTAAGTTTGGATTTGGAGGGGCTTTAGGAGTTGCTGCTTCAGGAGAAGTGATACAAAATGCTTTAGAGGCTATGGGATTAGATGTACAAGACGCGGATAAATTAGCTGCTTTAGGTCAAGGTGGTTTAGCTGCTGGTTTAGGGGGCGCACAAGGAGCTAAAGATTTAGCAACTTATATATTTGGTGGTAAAAAAGGTAGAAAAAAAATTAAAGGTCGGTATACTGGAACTGGTAAGTCTGGAACTAAAACAGTTACTGTTGAAGAAGATATTTTAGGTCCAAAGCAAGGCGGTAAAGGTAAAGTAAAGTCTTCAGTTAAAACAGCAACTAAACCTACTGTATTAGCATTAAAGAATGGTCAAAAACTTTTACCTGGAAGGACTGTTCCTAGCAACTTATTACCTCTTTCAGTAAAAAATAAGAATATGCCTGTTGTATATAAAGGAACTACTGCTTTAGGTAAACCTTTGTATCAATATGATATGGGTAGAGGTAGAACTCAAGTTATTGACTCTGGAACTAGTAAATTGATTAGTGGTGATGTAATTGATGCAGAGTTTAGAGAAGTAACAGGCACAAAACCAGTGAAGAAAAAAGTTAAAACGAAAGGAAAACCATTTTTTAAATCAAGAATGGCTGCTAGCAGAGCTATGATGTTAGCTAATATGTTAGCTGCAGGTGTAGATTTTATAAACCCAGATGAAGAGTAATGAGCGTAAATCCATTTTCAGCACTACAGGAGCAACAGTATCCTAATTTAGTAGAGCAACCTCAAGGCGATAGAGCTGCTACTGGTGAAGACTTTAAGCCTAAATATTCCAAAGAAATATTCCAAAGTATGGTTGATTCGTACAAGCAGAATCCTGCTATGTTTAACGAAGAAGCTAAAGACCAATTAAGAAAACATTCAATACACTATAATATGCCTTTCTATGAGGGTGATTTCAGTCTAGTTGATGCCTTTAAACAGCTAGGAGGGGGCCTTGTAGAGGGTTTTACTACATTAGGCTTTGTTGACCCTCCCGATAACGAATATGAAGCTATAATAAGGAATATAGGGCATTTAATAGGATTTGCTCCAGGCATATTAAATAAACCATTAAAATTGTTAGGTGCTCATAATACAGCTGTAGGAGCATTAGCTAGAACAAGGTCGATACCTATGGTAGGTGCAGACTGGCTAACTAAGAAAGCAAAGAAAATTGTTAGCCCTACTTTACAGAGCGCTATTTCTAAAAGAGCTGAAGCATCAAAATTAGCAACTGGATTTTTAATGAAACCTTCTGCAAGAGGTGTAGCAGCTCAAGTAGCTGAAGGTGCATTTCATTTAGGAGCTGCTAGTGCAATAAGTTCTTGGCAACAGGGTATAGATGGTATGTTAGAGTCTGCTCTTGGTGGTGCAATATTTGGTGGAGGATTTGCTGGTATAGGTAATTTATTTCCAGGTAAAAATGCTTGGCCTATAAAAGCATTTGCTGGTTCATTATTTCAAGGATTGCCTGCTACAATGAGAGGAGCTACTACTCCTGAGCAAGTTTATGAATATTTAATGGGTGCTTATTTTGGTGGAGAATCAAAACCTTGGTATGCTTTAAGAGGCGAAAAATGGCTTGGTAAAAAGTACCAAGAAATGTATGGAGGAAAGGGTAAAGAGGCTAATGTAGAGTTGGCTGCAACTCATAATCCAGAAAAAGGTAAAGGATGGGACAAACTAGACCCTTTAGTTCAAAAATATGTAAAAGAAAGAATAAGCGATGATTCCATAAATTCAAGAGGAGAATATAATAGTCCTCATTATGAACGTTGGAATAGAGATGAAAATGCTACAAATTTATTTATAAAGACCATGGGTATTAAATTAGATGAATTTGGTGAACCTACAAAAGAAAGCTACAAAGAGTTCTTGAAGATGGAAAATCCTAAGGCATTTCAAGAGAACCAAGCAATGTCTAGGCAAACTGAAAGAGATTATATTGAATTAGCCGATAAAAAGTTTGACATAAGAAAAAGAATGCAAAAACTTCAAGAGGAAGCTGCTGTAGCAGAAGAGCCTTTAAAACAAGAACTTAAAGATAAATATAACAATTTAGCAAAAGAGTTATCTGAACTTCAAGATGTAGAAGTAAAGATGGCTGAAGCTGGACCTAGAGAATACTTCGATAGAATGGAAAATAAAATGATAGAAGTAGAAGATAGGTCTAATGATGGTAATGACATTGGAATGTTTAGTGGAAGAACTCTTGAAAGAACATCTGAACAAATAGTAAAAGATAATAATATTATAAAAAATGTTTGGGATAAGCCAGAATACAGTATAAATAGAAAAAGAAATGAAATGCTTAATTTAGCTGGTGTTGTTCAAGATGTATTAAATTCTCCTAAAAATACTATTAAAATGACTGTGCCTGATACTGATGTTGTAGCTAAAGAAATAGAACAAGCCTTATTTAAGTCTCACAAAGTAAATGTAACATTAGATGAGCCTACTAAGCTCAAAATAAGACAAGATATGGTTATTAGAAACTTTGGTAAACCAGTTGATTACTTACGAGTAAATATGACAGAAAAAGGGCCTATAGTTAAGATACCAAAGACACAAGATGGTGATTTATATACTTTAGCAGGAAATAGAAAAGAAGTTTATGAACCTATAAAAGCTATAGAAGATGCTTATAGAAAGCATGGTGGAAAAGAACAGTCTCATATAATAATGGACACTATAACTATGAATTTAGAAAATGGTAAATTCAGAGATATGAGTTTAAGTGATATAAGAGGAAATCATAAATATAAAGAAGATTATCCTAAAATTATAAGAAAAGTTATGAGAGATATGATTAAAAAAGATTATTACCCTTTTGGAGGAAGAGGAGATGGAGATTTAATTATATTTGTAAAAAAACACCCTAATTTAAAAAGGGATAGAAAAAAAGTAAATGATTATATCTACAAAAATTTTAGCGAAGAAGACCAAGTTATTTTCAGAGAAGCTTTAAAAAGAGGTAAAGACTGGAGAACTACATCAGAAGCAAGGGAAGAGTATATAAGTAATATACTTTATGATTTAGATATGAATGGGTTTGAGCCTTATGGAAAAACAGGTAAAGATTGGAATACTGCAATAAATAATTTGATGAATAAAAACCCTGATTTTCATACTATGAAAAACGCTACTGCTTGGAATAAAAGAAATCAAATATGGTTTACTCCTGCATGGGAAGCAAGTCCTGAATATGTAAAAGAACACTTTTATAAATTAAGTAAAAAAGATAGGGCTACATTAGCTGCTTCTTCTAGCAGAGAATACATGCAAGCTATAGATAAAGGTGAAGTAAACTTTATTATATTTAGACCTGATACTATTAAAGATAAAGTAAAACCAAATAGTAAGAATGTTGAGTATGAGGAGCATACAGATGGGCCTATTATAGTAGAAGACACTTATTTAGATGCATTAGTAAGAGACTCTGGAATGCATCCATTATCTGGTGAAAGTAAATCATTTATAGTTAGCCCTAATAAAGAGCTAGGAGCTATGTTAGGTAAATATCAAATGGAAAATGCTGGGCCTGAGCAGTCTGCTATGATGCGTAAAAAAGGTATCCATATGATGATGGCAGATAGTGCTGTAAAACAACAAGGGGAAAGAAAAGTAGGTGATTACAATATAAATTGGAAAACTGGAGAGTTAGAAATAAATGCTCCTATATATCAAATGCCTATAAAAGACGTTAAGTATAATTTCAATGTAAAAAATGACCCTCATATGTACAATGTAAAAAAAGGTATACCAAAACAGATGTTAACAGCTATGTCGCAAAATGCCAAAGAAGCTTTTAGTCCAGAGTTAATTGCTGACTTTTATAATGAAACTGTATTTAAACATTACCAAGGTAAAGAATCAATAAATAAACTTGTTGATGCATATCTTGAAGCTCCTGAAGGTCCTCAAGCAAGAAATACTGTAAAAACATTAAGAAATAACCTTGAAAATATAGGTATAGAAAAATTATTAAAAGCTATAAATGAAGCTCCAACAGAGTTTGCGGATGTCGCTTATTTAGAGTTAATGAAGATAAACAGAAAAAGAATACAAGAATTTGTTGCTGATGGTGAATTAACTCATAAAGAAGCAGAAATAATGGAAAATGAATTGCTTGAATTTAACTCTGCTATGGATAGAATTTTAGAAGCAGGAAGACAATGGTCTGCAAAAGAAAAATCAGAGGGTAGAGACGGTAGTATTATGCCTGTGTTGATGCATAAGTATGTTAGACCTTATAGATTTAAAGTAATAAAAAGTCATGTATTTAACGCAATAAGCAGACCTACAATAGAAAATAGCTTACTAGCTAGAATGAGAAGTTATGATAAAGAGCTTCAAAAAAGGTTTCCTGAATTAAATGAAAATGATAAGTTGTTTTATTTAGATAACAACTATAGAGAAACTCCTTTAAATACCTGGATACCTAATTACGAAAAAACTACTTTAGGTAAACTATGGGATGCTTACAATGGAAAAGGAAAAAACAAACTTCCTGAAGAATATAGAGAAGGTGCAAAAGAAATTTTTAGAGCAGCTACTACTCGTGTACCGCTTGATTCAGTTAGTGGTGTTCAAGTTCTTGAATTTGGTGGTTTTACAGGAAGAAAAGGATTTAAAATCCTAATGCACTCAAGACCTATGAGAGCTGAAGGTGGAGCTGACCTTGATGGTGATGAAGCTTTTGTATTTTTTGGAGGTCAACAAGGTGGTAAAGGTGGAGGATTTAAGAAGTCTTGGAAAGATGCATTTGATGCAAATAGGAATGAATTTTTAAAAAATAGACATGGTTTAGACCCAGCAAGAGTTAAAGGGCCAAGAGATATTGGTGGAGACTATTTTTATAATAATAAACATAAGGGTGCTGAGGAATATTTAACAATACAAGACTCTGTTAAAGATACAGGAATAAATCCTAAACATAGAGATAGTAATATATGGAAATATGACAGCGCTTGGAGACAAGAACTTTCAGAAAGAGCTGTAGATGGCCGTAATCTTCTTGGTAGCGCATCTAATATGGTTCAATTATTTAGAGCTGCTCATAGTTCAACTATGGCTATGAAAGATGGTAAAATAACTTTTAGAGAACAAGTTTTAAATCAAAAAACAAATAAACCTGAATGGATTGAAGTTACTATAAAAGCTAGAACAAAAGAAAATGAACTTCAATTTGCTAGAGAATTAGCTTCTTCAATGATAGCTTTTACATCTGACCCTTTAGATGTAGCTGGTTTAACAGGGGCTTCTGACTATTTTAATAAATTACATAAAGCTTATTTTGAGGTAGAAATTAATAAAAGAGATAGAAATAAATGGGATAAGTTAGAAGACTTTCAACGAGCTAAAATACTTAAAAGTGATAAAGGTATATATGGACAATTAAGTGAAATGCATTCAGCTATTTTTTCTAAAGACTATAGAAACAGTAGAGATTGGAGTGTTTCAGATATAAAAAGTAAAACTAATTATGTTAATGACTATAAAACATTTGCTAATGAAGCTTTAAACAATACTTTTATACCTAAGTTAGCAAAACTTGCTAATAAAGTAAACCTTCAAGATTCTCCTTATCAGCATATTAATATGGAAAACTTAAAACAAGCTTATGCAGAACATGAAAGAATGATAGAAGCTTTTCCTGAAATAACAAAAGCTATGGATAGAGATGTATCTACAGTTAAATTTAACAAAATAATACAAGCTGGAGAGTTATTAACTCAACCAGGTAGGCTTGAACAAGCTTCAGAAAGTTATAAAGGTTTTAGTGATATTGTATCTAAAAGTGGTAGTGCTCATAGAAGTGTTTTAAAGAAAGGTATTAGAGAAAATTATAAAAACTCTAAAAATAAAATTGTAGAATCAAAAAGAAAACATAAAAGAAGAATGATATTAGATGATATACTAAGACTTGCTGAAGATGCTTTAACTAACGATATATCTGATATGGTTACATTTAGGCAGTTAACTAGATATGCTAATTTTTCTGAAGTTAATCCTATTTTATTTGCAAAAATGTTAAAAGAAGCTGATTCAATTAAAGCTGAAAGTTGGTTAAAGTTAAACGATGAAAACTTTAGGTTTAGAGAAAAAGAAGGTAATTTTGAAGAATTTATGACTACTGATGTTAAAGGTAGGCAATTTACTACAAAGCAAGAACTTATTAATTCTTTAAAAGCTCAGATAGAAAGAAAAATGAGACTTGAATCAAAAGTAAAACCTAGTATGGCACAAACTCAAGCTGAAAGTGATGCAAGAATATTAGATTTTAAAAAGACTTTACCTAATAATAGAGCTAAAAAACTATTTGACATGATGTTATTAGGTTCTTATAGAAAAGGTAATAAACAAAAAATAGATAAAATGCTTGATGAAATGACAGCTAAAGCTTCAGGTGATAAAGCTATGTTAGAAGCTATCGCAACTCTTAGAAAAGCTGGATTTGAAACAAGTGTTAGTAAATTAGGCTTTTCATCTAAAGCTGTAGATACTGATAGTGTTATAGAGTTTGTTGGTGATTTTTCTTCTGTGATGTCTAAAGCATATAAACCTTTAACTAAAAAAGAAACAAATGAATTTAAAACAGAGTTTGATAAAGACCCTCTTCTTGAGAAAGATATGCCTGAATCAAATAATAGGTTAATAGAAGATACTACTACAGGTTTTGAAGGTCTTCATGGTAAACCTGATATGAAGAAAATAAATAGAAAAACAAGAAGTGAAATTACTGAACTAGTTAGTCACTTAAAAGAACAAGGTATAAAAGGTGAAGAAGTAAATGAAGTATTAAGGGGTATTACAGGAGGTGAAGGCCCTGGAAAAAACTTAAATACTTTCACTCTACAAGACTTTAAAGATGCTAATAAATTTTTTAGAGAATATAAAAGAGGTACTTTTTGGCAAAGATTGTTTAATGAAGATACTATGGAAATGAGAAAGCGTTATCATATGCTATTTCCTGCTACAGTTGCTAGGGAAATGATGAAATATCAAATAGATTTTCTTCCAACTAAAGGTTTATATATAACAAAAGCAGGTAATATGGCTTATGGTGACGTAAGAAAGCCTACTAATGTCTTAAAAAGATTACAATTAGGTATAGATTTATTGATGGGAAAATCTGTTTCTAAAGGAAACTTAGCTGTTCAGGAATATAAAGATAGAATGGCCTTTGTTGATTCTTTACCTGAAGGAGAAGCTTTAAGAAATGTAGCGATAAGAGAATATGAATCAAGACAAAGTGAAAATTTATATGATAGGGGAGAAATAGAAGCTGCTCAAAGATATAAAATCTCTGAAAAAGAAACTAAAAAAATGTTTGAGTTTGATAAACTTGAAAATAAGTTATTTACCATTACTGAAGCAGGGCCAGATGGAACTCCTCAAAGAACTAAATTAACAGGAAGAGAAATAGTTGAAAAAATAAAAGAAGCTACTAAAGAAACTTTTAATAAAATTCATAAAGATGTTATAGAAGGTAATGAAAAGCTTTTAGAGAAATACAGACTAAAAAATAAAGATGGTAGTTATTCTATGTTTGACTATCAAAAGAAAGATGCAGCTAAAGACTATAGATATGATATTAAAAGGTTAACAGAAGATATATACAAAGCTTATAATGAAGGTAAAGATATAACTACAGAATTTGGTTTAAACGGATTAAATATAATAGGAAGAGCTTCTACTATTCAATTAAGGTCTAACAAAAAAGATAGAATTAAGCTTTTAGATACTCTTCCAATGATTGAAAAATGGGGATATTTAGAACATTTCTTTCCTCACATGTTTCATGATAAAAAAGCTGCTATGAAAGCTTTAGAGCCTCAATTTGAAGCTATAAGAAAAGATAAATTATTAAGCGGTATTGAGAAAAGAGCAAAATATGTTAAACTATTAATGAAAACAAAATTACTAACAGGAGATTGGGACACTGGTATAGAAAGTTTTGCTATATCAGATAAAGTTATTGAAGATATAAAATCTAAACAAAACACTGCTAAAAATACAGTTAGATGGGAAATATCTCATAAAAACCCAATGCGAAGAGAAAGTCATATACCTGGACATTCTATTGATGCTAGTGTTCCTGAAGTTTACATTAAACAAATGTATGACCAATACTATAGAAAATTAGCTCAAATAACTTCTAGGCATATAATAGATGACTTTCATGTTATGGCTACTGAAAGAGGTTGGGGAAAAGAAAGAACTCCAGGTAGTAAATATAGTTTAAGAGAACAATGGACTAATTTTTTAAAGCTTTATATACAAGATGCTATGGGAAATCCTAATATAATACCAGAACAATGGCTAGAAGACCCAGGTATGAAACTTAAAGGTACTCCTTATGGTTGGTGGTCTGACAATAAGGTTGCTGATAAGTTAAATAAAATATCTAAAAGTTTAGGTATTGGTTCTGAAATGCAAAAAAAGTATGGCTTAGATAAATTTAATGTACAAGATGTTAGAAGGTTTTCTAATATTGAAGCTAAATTTGAGTTAATGTCTTTACTTGCTCATCCAAAATCTGCTATTAATAATATATTCGGTGGTTCTTTACATACTATACAATCAGCTGGGGCTACTAATTTAAAACTGGCTCGTGATTATAATTATTTAAGGACAATAAATCCTAAATGGACTAACAATGAAGCTCGTAAACAATTTGCTTTAGAACAAGGTATATTCCCTGAGTTATTAATGCATGAATGGGGACTTCAAAAAGAACTTCAAGGGGCTAATACTAAAGCTTTCTTAAAAGATGTTGGTTCTAAATTAAGTGCAACTGGACAAATGAAAGAATCTAATTTTAGGGATTTAGCAAAGAAATATAGAGTAGGTGATTCTGCAATGAAAGTTGCTGCTAAATTTATGTCAGTTCCAGAAACAGCTCTAAGAACAGATGCTTTCTTTTCCCATTATATTAAAGCGTGGCAAGAGTTTGGAGGGGCTTTACCTTTTGACCATCCTATTATAATTCAAAGAGCAAAGAAAGGTGTTAAAGCTACACAATTCTTATACTCTGCTCCATTTAGACCAGGGTTTGCTAGAAGTGGTTTAGGTAAAGTAATGACTCGTTTTCAGTTATGGTCTTGGAATGCTGTAAGATTTAGAAATGATGTTATAAGAGAAGCTAAGTTAAGAGGTTATAAACAAGGTACTCCTGAGTTTGAAAAGTTTAAAAGAACAGCTCAAATTGATTTACTTACTTTTGCTTTAGCAAGTGTTTTTGCTATGTCTATGTTTGAAAATGTACTACCTGCTCCTTTAAGTTACTTTAAAGAAACTAGTGAATGGTTATTTGGTGATGAAGAAGAAAGAAATAAAGCTTTCTTTGGTATGTATCCAACTAAAATTGCTCCATTACAAATGATAACACCTCCTATTGCTAGAGGTCCTTTATCTGCATTAAAACAATTTACTAACGATGATTACACAGGATTTACTGATTATACTATATATACTTTATTTCCGTTTGGAAGATTAGCAAGAGATATATCCCCATATGCTCCAGGGAATATTATAACAAATCCTTATAGGATGGTTGAAAAGTTTACAGGATTTCCTTATGGACAATTACAGGGTGAAGTTAGTAAGAGAAGAAAGAAACCTCCTTACCATCCTAAGTTTCCTGTTTTAGGTTAGTTTTTATCGAAGTTTCTAAGTATTCTGTCTAAAGAGTCTGCATCATTAAAACATGACAAATGCAGTATGATGTATTCTAATCCATGGAAAGAATTGTCAGGATTATTAAAGCCGTATTCAATCTTTACGCAAGGTTCTAGAGTATCTACATCTTCACCGCATTTATCACAAAAGTTCATACTTAATTTACTTATCTTTTTCTTCATTTTCAACTTCTTTTTCAGGATATTTTTCTTTTAAGTAATCTAAGAATTTTTCCTTCTTTTTTAAGAAAATAATAAGCTCATCTATTACTTTTTCGTTTGCTGTACAAAATTCTTCTAAATAAGCAACTTTTTGTCCTAAGTATACTATACCTTGACTGATTTGTTTTTTAGTAGGGTTTTGTAAGCTATTTTTTCCCTTTTTCGTCATTACTGACCTCCTTGTTTATGCTTTCTTTTAAAAAGCCTTCTACTTCCTTTACGTAAGCTTCAGCTTTTTTTCTAAGTTGCTTTTCTCCTTGCAACTCTTTTTCAAGAGAGCTAACTTGATTTGTCAGCTCTCTAACTCTTCTACAGCAATTGTTCAATGCTTTTTCCATTACATGAATCTCCAAGTTTAAATACCTCCTTAAGTTTGGCTTTGTGCTTAGGCTTAGGTTTACCATATGGAAAGTTTAAATAGCACCATAAATTGTATACATTATGATGTATTACACTTCTAGTAAACTTTCTAAATTGGTAATTAGGTTCTTTTATCCACTTACCTTTTACATACAGACCATATATATCTTGTATAGGATTATCAGGGAAAATTGCATCCCATAAATCTACATACATAAGTTGTTGTATTTCGTGAGTTTTACGATAATCACCTGTTTTTATATCTATCATAGATAAACGACCATTGACATCTGCTATAATATCAGGTGTTCCTGCCCAAGGTATATCTTTATGATATAAAAATATCTCTTGAGTTTCTACTAATATGTGATTTTCTTCATAGAACTTTTCGAAAGACATTAATGCTTTTTGAACAAATTCATTTGCTTTTTTGTCATCGTTAAATCTTCCTATTTCGCTATGTTGAACTAACACTTCTTCGCCTTTAAGTAGCAGCTCTATGTTTTCATGTACTGCTGTACCTTGTTCTGCTGCTTTATCTCTTAAGTTTTTAGCATTATTGCCATGTTTCATTAACCACTCATCAAAGAACTTTCCTTTTGAGCAAGTTTCTCCTATAATTGTAGTTACTGAGGGTTTCCAATTATTAGATTCTCCCTGGCTATACCATCTACCTCCGCCTTCATGGCGTTTAACTTTTGTTTTTAATAGATAGTTTTCTATCTGTTTTTTCATCGAGTCTCCTAACCCATTGTTTGCTAACGCCTTTATTGATGATTGAACTCAATCGTGGTGTTATGTCATCTCAAGTTTCGGCATATCCGCATATATTGCAAACATAGCCACAGTCCCCTCCTGAGACGACATTACCACATTGTAAACAGTTTACTTTTTCCATAATTTCCTATAAATAGTCCTTATTGACACTTTGAAGAGTATCGATAATTTACTAGGTTTATAGCCTAATTTCCAAAGGATATTTATAAGAAATTTATCAAATCTGTTCAGTTTTTTCATTCACTAGTCCTGTATCTTTTAGGGTTAGCTATTAGTTGTTGATAAAGCCACCAACATCGACCATTGTCAGTAGCTTCTAAAATCTTTTCTCTAATTCTATTGTTATTTTCTCTTACTTGTTTTTTTATCTCTTCTTTTGTTCTCATACTTCTCCTAGTTAAAAACATCTGATTTTGCAAGTTTTCTTAAAATGTAACTCTTTACTCTTTCATCTTGATTTTTTATCCACTTGATAAATGTTTTATATTCTTTATCGGTAAGTGGGCCTTTTTTTGTATTGCAAGATGCACATATCATTTGAAGATTGCTTTTAAATGAACCTCCTCCAGATGATATTGGGTGTTTATGGTCACACACCATATTTGTTACATCTAATTTCTTTTTGCAGTATTTACAAGGTTTGTTATATGCCTTATATAGCATATCACGTATTTCAGTTAAAGATATGTTAAATTTTACTTCATACTCTTTACTTCTTTTCTTTAAAGAAGATTTTAGAGTTGATGACTTTTTCATAAGTCTATGGAACATTCTTTTAGCATGTGTCCCATGAGCGGGACGAAGCTTACGCATAAACTTCGTTTCCCACTCTTTAGGACTACGCGACTTCCTATTGGAATCTTTAGTCATAGCTAGTTTGCTTTAACCTTTTGTCCAGTAGGAGTTGCTATCATTTGGTATTTACCAAAGCCTTTATAAATACCTTTAGAATTTTGGGTCATTACTATATTGAACCCTCTTTTTCTTAAGTTAAATATAATGGCTGATAATCTCCAAGCGCCAAATAACTTAGCTGCTTGAGCCTGATTCAAGCTTTTACCCTTGAGCAGGTGCATCATAACATTTTTGCTCTTTGATGGCTTGGTTGATTTCTTTCTTCGCATTTGTATTCTCCTTGTTAAGTTGTAAAGATAGTGTGATTTTATGTAACTGTAAACAAATTGTACAAAAATCATTTTCAATATCTTTAAAGTAGTCAAGAACAATGGTAAAGTACTTTGTAAATCCTATACCAAATTGTTTACTTGACTTGTTATTTTTATGTATTATTCGTATCACTTAATCTCCTTAATCTAAAGCTTGGTTGCCATTCTAATTCTGTCTTAAATAATTCACCATCAGTGTTCTTAAGTACTTCTAGTGTTTTATTAGGACTATTAGCTTGTCCATTTAAACCAATAACTTTACGTGATGCGTTTTCTATAGCGCCTGAACCTTTACCAGCGTATAAATCAAGAACTTCGTTTCTAGAATATTCTCTTGATACTTGTGAAACTTGAATTATAATTAAATCATTATTAACAGCCATACTACTTAGTGAATGTGATATATATTTAATTTGTTCATACTCTCCTCTAACATGAGGTGGAGTTTCAACTAAGTCAATATAATCAACAACCACTAAAGCTGGTCTTAATTCTTTAACTTTTGCTTGTATTTGTTCTAATGAAGGCGGTATTGTTTGTATTACCATATGATTTAACAAATCCCTATTGTCTCTATAGACACCACCAGGGTTATCATTTATCTTTTCTTTTTCTAAACCAGATACTATTTGCATATTACGTCTATGCATATACCATGCTGAAAGTTCTAAAGATAAATATAATGTAGGTATTTGCCAATCAGGATTTACATCGTCATTAGCAAAATCAACTCCTAAAGCTATACATTGTGCTAAAGTAGTTTTACTTGAACCTGTGGGCCCAAAGATAGTAACTAATTCGCCTGGATATATCTCTGTATCAGAGTTTTTTGCACCTAACATTTCAGCTAAAGGTATAGAACGTCCATCAAAATCTGCTGACATTCTTTCTTCTAACTTTGATTGTAAATCATCTGAACTCATTACGTCTATAAGGTAGTCTTTTCTTTTGAAATGTATGCATCTAGTTTTACAATGCTTTAACATTAATTCATCTTGACAACCAAATCTATAGCCTCTATTGTAAACATACTCTACTTTTTCGACCACGCTATTTTCATTTAAACTATTATTGTTCCAATGTAAAATTGCAGCTTTAGCATATTCACTGGGTACTCCATGTCTAAAGAAATGAGATGCTATTCTAATGAGCGTTTGGTTTCTATTACCTTCTTGTGGCCCATTTGTCAACATTTCTTGTACACACGGTATAACGTCCCTTGGTTCTACTACTTTACGTATTTGAGTCATTCTAGGAGCTCTATTAACTATTTTGCTTTCTAACTCACCTTTTCCTACTAGTTCACTGTAAGCAAATTCTATTCTTGGTGTTTTTGCAATATCTCTTATCCATTCAGAATCTTTATTAAGTATTTCTGCTACTGTAAGAGGTATTTTATGTAAATCAGTCTTTTTATTTATTGTATGCTGTACTCTATATATCCCTGTTCTCATATATATAGAGTTATCAATTACATCACCAAATAGACTTTTTAGAGTCCCTTTTACCAAATAGTGTATATTATCACTAGATGGAAAATTAAATATACTATTAGGTAAAGCAAGATGATAACCACTTCCACTAAAATAGGGTTGTAACGAGTAGTTTATATCTACTCCCATATCATCAATATCAGAGATTACCTTTCTTACTTTATTTAATGTATATTCATCACTATTATCTCCTTTATCTATATCAATTAAAATCCAGTCTATCGCTCTTTGACCAAAGTAATTCTTTAATCCGCCGTTTGAAGCGGCATATTCTATAGCGGATTTATCGTATAAATAAACTGACCTAAATAGTGGTGTATCATGTTTTATGTAGTTTATTAAATCCTTCTTAGCGATAAGCTGCCCTCTGTTACGAGGGCTGCCTACTGCTATTTCTACATAGTCAAACATTACAAATTCCCGATACCTTCAGAAGACATTTCAACACTTTGTTTAGGTGTTCCTGTATCTTCTTCAGTCGCTTCTTTTAGGAAACCTTTATCTTTAAACCATTTTACATTTGATTCAAGTTGTAAGCGACCTTTGTCATCGTTATGTTGTATTTTATGAAAGACTCTTGTGTAGACTTTACCGCCTTTTTCTTTAGGCTTTTCTTTATAAACATATGCAACATAATTAAATTCAGGGTCTGTTCCTGGCATTACATTAGAAGAATGTTTTTGGTTTAAATACTTAGCTATATCGTGTATTTCTTCACCATCTTCATTTTCCCATTTACCATCAACAGTAAGTCCTGCTTTTTCTCCTATTACATCAAAGAAATTATACATTCTTTTTAAAACAGAACCTCCTGTTATATTACCTTGAGGGTCTCTTTCTAAATCTCCTGCTATTCTTAATTGCTTTGTGTAATCACTACCTTCTTGCTTAACTTCTATATCAAAGTATATGTCAGCCCATTTATAATCTTTAGATTTCTCTTCAAAATTTAATAAAGCTATATTGCATATTCCATAAAAGTTATTGCCAGAAGAATTGCTTCCTTGCGGCCTGAATATTGCCATTTATTTACCTTCACTTTCTTGTTTATATATGTTAGACCAATTAAATTCTATACATTGGCCACGTAAGTGTTCACATCTACTACCTGCTTCTATAGATTCATCTGCTTTGAATGAAACCATTAGTTTATCGTCTTCTCTTAAGACATAACCGATAGCATCACAATCTGACATAATCAGATTCTTCAGCTTACCAGTTATATCTAAAGATTCAGGTTCAACTAGGGCTTTGCCATCAATGACTGCCCTAGCAACCTTTCTATGTCCAACGATAATTAAATGGTCACAACAGTCTCTAAAAGCGTTGATAGTATTCATTACTTTCTCACGAGCTAACGCATAACCTTTACCGAATGTTAAATCAGCAATAGATGCTACTTCATATTCTGCACAAACAGCTTTTTCAGCCCATTCTACAACTTTATCAATAGTATCTATAGCTATGTATTTAAATTCGTGACCTTCCATAGCATCTTTAAGAGTTTGGATTAACTCTTCTCGGTTATTTACTTCTTGCACATAAGCCTCAACCATGTGCGTTCCTTTTTCAGTATCTATAATCAGACAGTCTTCTAATTGAGAGAGCATAGTAGTTTTACCTACTTTGGGCGCTCCGTATAATAGAAGGACTTTCGGATTCAGAGACACTGGTTTGCGTTTCTGTTTCTTTATCACTGTGTTTCTCCATAATTAAAGGGTTTACTTTGCCATATTCTTTAGTCATATATGGCGCTAACGACTTCCAAATATACGAATAATAAGACCTTTGATGCAAGACATTAAATACTTGTGACAACATTATGCCAGCAATTATATTAGCTGTAAATATTGTATGTTTTGCAGTACAAGGTAAATCAGGTATATCCCTACTTGGTTTCCAATTACTTAGATAATTGTCATGTAATGCGTCAACGGTATGAATATCCATTGACAATGCTCCCATACGACCATCTACAAGTACTTTTCTACCTGGTGTTCTTATCCAGTTCATATATACTATTTTTCTTATCTCCATATTATCTGGAGCCATCATTGTACATGCAGTTACATTGTCAGTGTAACCAAACTTATCATGTTCAATAATTTCTGTTTTACAACCAAAGTATCTTACTAATTCTTTAGCTGCAGTTGTTTTTGATTCACCTAAATAACTTTCTGGGTACATAGTTGTACTCAAATTATGCTCTTCAAGTGTATCAAAATCCCAAACATGAATCTTTTTAAAGCCCATTATAGCAGCTGATAGTATGAGCGCAGAGCCCACACCACCAGCACCTATAATAGTAACTTCTTTAAGATTCTTTTGGTCAATTAGGTCTTTATTTCTTAAGAATCTATCTGCCATTACCATAACCCTCCTATATCATTTAAAGAGTTTTTAATACAATAATCATCAAGTTCTTTTTCTGCATCTATAGCTAACTGTTGAAATTTTTCTGTATTTGGGTCACCTGCACGTAAATCCATATACTTTTCATCAGCTTCGTTATATTTTTTCAATAGTTCTTGATATTTATCATCTTCAATGTTAGGGTCATAATATTCAAATACATCATTTTCTTTAAATGGTTTAACATTTGTTTGAAACGATTGATTGAATAAAGCAGTTTGGCCTCTCATTCCTGTTCTACTATAATAAACAGGTGGAGTTGCAACAACTTGTTTCTTTTGTTTTTCTAAAGAGTCAAGACATTCTTCAAATAGACCATTAGGTTTGTAATTAGCATAATCAATAGTTACATATCCAGCTTTTTCTTGAGTCCAATGAACCTTTTTAAAGCTGTCAACCCAACTAAATGAGAATGCAAATGGACTTTTTGTACTTTCACAAGCTACTACTAGTGATGGGTAACCTACTACATTAGCACATTCTTCCATATGTTCTCTATCTGTACCGCTAAAGAAAGCACCACCACCTAATGTATGGTGACTATGAATAAGACCTTTATAACATTCTTTAAGCTTAGGTTTTTCTTTATAAGCTTTTTGAATCATTTCTATTTGGTCTTCTCCACTAAATTCAGTAGCTGCAGTACTTCCTAAATCAATAGGGTAGAATGCTACAAGTTCCCATTTTGTACACCAACCATGTTTATCTTCATTTAACTTATCATAAAATGCTACACCTGACCATTCTGTTTTAGGGTATAGATTTAATAAGTGTTGTATTTGTTTATAGATTGAGACTTTCAATCTGCACTGTATTTTTTCCATTGTTTTCGAGCCTCCTTAACTCTGTTTTGTGATATTTTATTCGCCATTCTCTCATTAAATTCATAAGTTCACTTTTAATGCACTCATAATTATTTCTAGCATTATCCATTTCAACCTCCAAATCCTTAACTTCATTTTCTCTAGATATTGAAAATTTGTCAACAAAATTTATAAACTCTTCAACAGTTTCCCATGCATAGCTGTCTACTGGTGTTGAATTTATTATTTTGTTAAGATTTGAATATAAACCATCTTTTATTTCTGAATGGTTCATTTGATATTCATCTATAACACACTCTCTAAGTAAATTTATATAATTATTCATATCATTTAACTCAGAAATTAAATCACGTGCTTCTTGATGCGTATCTGGATTGTCTACTTGAGAAGTTAGTCTATGAATTTTAGAAGATACATCATGATATTGTCTTTCTGGACCTCCTCTATACTCATTTCTATATTCAACAACATATACTTCTCTAGTATTTGTTATATCATATATAAGTTGTGTATAACCTTCTTCCCAATCACCTTCTACTATCATCTGGTTTTTCTTAACTTCTTCTTTTATTTTATTAACTAAATAAGCAGATAATGGTAAAGCTTGATTAATTGTTATATCTTCAGTCTTTATATTATTATGAATCCAGTGAGTTAAATTATATACTACTTGAGGGGAATGATATAATCCTCTATCATTTTGATATATAGAGTTTTGACCATTTTCTAAGTATTTTGCTCCACTCCTTAAATGTGTTATACTCCTTGATATTGGAGTAGCATCATAACTTTTTAATCTAGCTGAAGTTAATCCTAAAGTTTGAGTATTCCATTTATCTTCATAATCAGTATTACCGACCATACTCCAATGGTCTTTATCTATAGGATAGTTTCTATCAGGAGATACAAATGCTGTTCTTAAAGCTTCTAAATTAAATGCAATAACTTTATGTTCGAATCTTTCTGGTTCCCAATGAGGACTTCTATAATTCCAAGAATTTAAGAAACTTCTTATTCTCCATAAAAATCCATTTAAGTTATAATTAGTTATAGATGCT